TGCTCTCATATTCACCAACATCTTACTAAAGACCAAGATGTACTTAAGGTACACAAGGCTGCAGTAGATATGGTTAAGGAATTGCAGGAGTATACCTATTATATCGAAGTACCTAAGTATACCACTCACTATACTCAAGGCGACCAGCCAAGAGATTTGAAAAGTATCAATACCTGGGTACAGACTTGCCTTGGTACTGTAGGTAACTCTAAGTATGTAGCTTACTTCGGTGGTGGTATTAAATACTACAACGAAGACGGTAACTTGGTAGATTCAGATGTACTGGGAACTATCTTTGGTTTGGGTGATGCTTCTGCAACTCAATTCGGTGTATGGAAATCATTTGCCGGAATGAACAGAGGTATTATCTATGATGGTAATGGTCCTGTATGTCCGAATTATGGTTCTCCTTCAAGAACTAACGAACTTAATGAGTTGGCTCAGAACTACGTAAATATCATTTGCGTAAAGGATGTACCTAACCAGGGTAAGAGAACTTTGTTATGGCATTGCTTCTCATCTCAAGTAAAACAGGATTCAGAAAGATTTCTGGCTATTGTAAGATTGAATCTGTATCTCAAAAAGAATCTTAGACCAATTCTAGAAAGATATTTGGAAGAACCCAATATTTGGAACACTTGGAATAAGATTTGGCTTGAGGTTAAACCTATTCTTGATGCCTGCGTAGATGGCGATGCTATGTCAGAATATACCTGGATGGGTGACCAAGATGCTAACTCATACAGTGAACTCTCAGTGAACAACGAACAAGATGTTCGTCAGGGTAAGTATAAAGCTATCCTGAAATATAAAGATATCGTACCAATGCAAGAAGTTACAATGTCAATCATTATTGACCAGGCTTCTAAGTCGGTATCAATTGTTGAAAACGAATAAAACTAAAAGACATGGGAGCAAAAGTAAAAAATCCGAGAAAGAAATTCCTTTGGAGTATCACTTTCCCTAAGCACCCAATCAATACCTATCTGTTCCAAACTTGTACTTTGCCAGATATTGAGATTGACCAGGTTGCTCATGGGGACGTTAACCGGGACGTTAAAACTGCCGGTAGAGTTACAGTAGGTAACTTAGTAGTAGGGAAGTTATTAACTACTGCAGGTTCAGATACATGGCTTCATGACTGGCTTTATTCATGCCAGGATATGATTGCAGGTGGTGGTTTGGTACCAAGCCAATACTGGGAAAATGTAATCGTAAACGAACTTGCCGAAGACGGAGTTTCTGTACTCAACACCCACTTCTTCGAAGAGGTATGGCCATGTAAGATTACAGGTTTAGACCTGGACCGAATGGCTTCAGAAAACACAATCGAAAGTATCGAATTCTCAGTAGGTACTGTCGATAAGTATTAAAAGCTTAGTCTATTTTCAACTAAGATTTTTAGGTGGAGGGGTGGGATTCCTAAAAAGGGCTCACCCCTTTCTTGTTGTTATATCAGATACTATGGATTTAAGTAACTAATTAAATTAAAGAAATATGGAATTTAGAACTTGTGAATTTACAGCACCCTCCGGATTTAAGTATTCAATCCGTGAACAGAATGGAGCAGATGAGGATATTTTATCTAATCCTATGGACTCTAAGAACCTGATGAACCTTACCAAGTTTATTCAGGCAATCGTGGTAGATACGGACTTCACTCCTAACAGGAGACTTACGGTAGAGGATGCAGACCGTATCCCTTTGAATGACCGGTACCACATTATCTTCATGTCAAGAATTTTCTCACTCGGTGAAGAAGTAGAATTTGAATATAATTGGGGCCAGAATGGTGGGTCAGTAACTTATGGTCAATCACTTCGGGAAATGATATTCGAAGATTACGGAACATTACCTACAGAAAAGGAAATGGATGAAAAACCTAATGCTATTCCTTATTATCCTGAGCAGAAGAAACTCGTAGACTACGAAGTAGTATTATCTTCTGGTAAACAAGTTATGTTTGACTTGATGACCGGTGCAGGAGAACGTTGGTTGGTTATGTTACCAATAGAAAAACAAACCAAGAGTGCTGGCTTAATGGCAAGAAACCTAAGGCTATCAGTAGATAACAAATGGGAAAAGGTAGAAAACTTCTCTCTCTTTTCAGTAAGGGATATGGCTGAAATTCGTAAGGCAGTATTTACCTATGACCCAGTATTCAGCGGTAATACCGAAGTAGAAAATCCTACTACTGGAGAAAAGGCTGAATACCCAGTTATGCTGTCATCCTCTTTTTTCTACCTGACGGAAGCGTAGACCACCCGGGTACATTCACTTATATATGTAGAGCTGAGATAGTCCTTGATTATCTCAGCTTTTTGCGTCTTCCGTATCGAGAAAGAAAAAGATTTAAAGACTTAGCCGATGAATATTATGATAACCTAAAAAAGATTAAAAATAAATGATAAACAGTAGAAGCTTAGTTGAGGTCGGTGTTGCAATGGTATTAAAAGACCGATTCTCCAATGAAGCAGGCAGGATATCTAATTCATTCAGAACAATGATGAATGATATGAATACCTGGAATAGAGGTATTCAAATGTCTGCTGCTAATGCTTTTGATTTTGGAAAAGAATTGGTTGGTGGTATGGCTAAAGCCTACCAATATTCTGCAGGAGTATACGACCAAGTATTCTTAGCTTCTAAGATGTCTGGAGCAAATGCTGCTCAACAGGCAAGGCTAATGCAGGTTGCTAAGGAGGTCAACGAGGTAACACCTCTTACAGCAAAAGATATTGCATCAGGAGAAAGGTACTTGGCAATGGCCGGTAACAATGTAGAGCAAATTGAAAAAATGATTGGCCCTGCAGCTAAACTGGCTTCTATCTTTAGTATGCCTATTGGAGAGAAAGGTGGAGTTGCTGACTTGATGACTAACATCATGCAGACCTTCAATATACCTTCTCAAAATGCTACTCAGGTAGTAGACCAATTGGCAACTGCAGTAAATTCTGCAAATATCTCATTAACCGACCTTGCACAATCTTTCCAATACTCAGGAGCCGAATTTAGAAATGCTAAAATTAGTATGGGTGATGCAGCTGCAGCAATTGGAGTACTTGGTAATCAAGGTATCCAAGCTTCATCCGCAGGTACTGCATTGGCAAACATGATGCGCTATTTAACACTTTCCGTAACCGGGCAGAAAAAAGCAGGTAGTACTATGCTAAAATCTTTAGGTATAGACCCGGCTTCTCTAGTGGATTCCCAAGGAAATCTTTTAAGGTTAGATAAGATTATAACCATGCTGGGAGATAAACTTAGAGGTAGAAGAGGTATAGATATATCTTCTGCTCTGTTCAATATCTTCGGAGTTCGAGGTACAAGAGCAGCATCTGCTTTACTTCAGGATTATTGGTCAGGTACCAATAAGCTTACTGAACTTATGGATAAGGTAAACTCAGCAAAAGGTACAGTAGAAAGTTTAACCCAAGAAAGATTACAAACTCCTGCAGGTATTATCGAACAGTTTAAATCAAACTGGGAGAACTTTATAGTAACTGCAGGTTCTACCTTAGCTCAGGTATTTAATCCTTTACTAAAATTTGGTTCAGGTTTACTTAAGATAATCAATGATATCCAAGAAACTTGGGCTGGTAAATTCTTAGTAAAGGTAGTTGCTACTGGAGCTTTAGTTGGTACCTTGTATCAGGGGTTTAAGTTTATCTCGGGTACCATTAGGATGATTAGTACATTCCAAGCTTTAGCTACGGCAGAGACTGAAGGTATGGCTGCGGGTATGACTAAAACAAATGTTCAAGCTACTATCCTTGAAGGTCACCTTAGGAATATATCTGCAATGATGATGAGGATGACTGCCTTACAAATGGCTCCAGGTAAATTCTTTGCATTACCCATGGGAGGTACTGTAGGTAAAACCAAAAAAGGTACTGTAGTAGCCAGAGATTCACAAGGGAGATTTACTTCAATGAGTACACTTGCTGGAGCAGGGGCAGGAGCTGCAGTAGGTTCTACCGTAACTAGAACAGCAGGTCAACAGGTAGCTAAGAGAGGTGCTATAGGGTTTGGTGCTAGATTACTTGGTAGTAGACTTTTGGGATTCTTAGGTGGTCCATTGGGATTAGCTTTATCTATAGGTATACCTTTACTTATAGAGGTAATCGGAGGCCTTACAAATTCTGTAGATAAGAATACTGAAGCTTTAAACTCTGATGATAATAAAGCTTCTATTCAAGAAAGAAACCAACAGGCTTTTGTTGAGGCAGTTAGGTCTGCAATCAGAGATGGCTTCAAGGATTCAAGAATTAATATCTCAGTAGATGGAGAACCAGTTGGAGATTTTGCTCCAGGTAATTCATCTGATTTTACTGGTATAGCTTTAGGAATAAACTAAAACAATTATGGCAAGAATATTGAATCAAATAGCAGGTGGGGTTGTTGAAAAGTATAATGATCTTACCCGGGATTCTGCCGGAGTTCTTACTGGTCCTTTAAATAAACTTTGGAGGGCCAGGATTTATTTAAATAGGGCTACATCTACTTTACCTAAAGACACTGCAGATAAAGGAAAGATATATGACCCTAATAATCCTTTTGGACCAAGAGCTACCTCAAAGAATCCCAAAGTAAACCAAAGGATACAAAACCAATATCGGATGGAATTAAAACATCAGGTAGAGGGTGGAGTTCCTTTTGGCTATGAAGAGATGGACCCAGCTAAGGGTAATTCCGTAAATAAGAATAAAGAACTTTTTATGGTAATGCCCGAAGTTCGTAATATGAACCAAGTAGTAATATATAATTTGGTATCAACACCTTATCAATATATCACTCTTCAAAATAGACCTTCCTCTATTGACTTCCGAGGAGAAACTACTTGGGCTACCATTAAATCAATGGGACGTAATACTCCCATGTATCATTACACTGGAGCAGAGGATATAATTCAATTCAATGTATCTTGGTTCTGTAATGACCCAGAAAATCCAGAAGAGGTAATCACTAAATGTAGGTTATTAGAGATGTGGTCTAAGGCAAACTCCTATCAGGCAAGCCCACCAATACTAAAGATTGAATGGGGTAATTCTGGTATATTTGAGAACCATCAGTATATACTTACTTCAGCAACCTATACCTTAAACAATTTCCGAAATGCTTCAAGGACAAGGGTTGCAGGTAAATCATGCGAGATTGATGATTTGAAATTACTTCCTGCAGCTGCAACTCAAGAATTAATCTTCAAGAGAGTAAGTGCTTATAACTTATCCTATGCAGATATTGTAAATGAAGAAACTCTAAAGAAAACGAAAGGAATAAGTTTATGATAGACTTAAATCAATACTTAACTGGAGCTAGCCCCTATGATGGAGCAGTAGCTCTTAAATATGATGATGGGGATTATTCTTTAGAAACAATCCCACCCTCGGTCCAATATACAAATAATGATAAGCAACATACTGTAATGGATGGAGAAACATTACAGAACATTGCTTATCATTACTATGGTGATTCGGGGAAATGGTATTTAATAGCTGAGGCTAATAATATCCTAAACCCATTTGCAGAACTTGAACCTTATCAGTTAATAAGAATACCAATGTATGGCAACTAAGAAACCTAATCAATCAATTCTTTATAATGGAACAGCAACA